CTCTGAAGTTACTTGTTCCTGCTGAAGCAGTAATAATATCTGCACCATCTGCAAAGGTTACGTCTGCTGCAAAATTAGCTGCACCATCTATATCTACTACATCTAAGTTAGTAGTTCCGTCTACGTCTATATCGCCTGAGATGTCTAGGGATGCCGCAATGATCTCGCCGCTTGCGTTAATCGCACCATTAATGTCAATAGTAGTCGCCGCAATTTGAATTTCAGTGTCAGCTACAATATCAAGCTGCCCATCAGCACTAGAGTTTATGTAGATCGCTGAGTCTCTGAACTGGACTTTCTTATCAGTACCAAGAGTAGAATCAGCATTAGAAGCAAAGCCACCATTAAACACAGTAGCAGCGGTTGTAGTTAGCACACCTGTAACAAGAGCTGTTGTTGCCATATTTACAGCACCGTCAATGTCTACGATATCAAGGTTTGTAGTGCCATCTACATCTATATCACCTGAAATGTCTAGGCTTGTTCCTGTTAAAGCACCAACATTTAGACTAGCAAAGGCATCAAAAAATGCTGCACCTGATCCTGCTCCGTCTGAATATACTGCTTTAGTATCTCCAGCGGGAATAGTGATGTTAGCTCCGCTACCTTGAGAGATAATAATATTTTGTGAGCCAGTTGTGGCGTTTTCAATAAACCACATTTTGCTTATTGTATTTGGGCCAATAGTAATAGTACAAGCTGAATCAAGAGTACCTGTATATTTAAGGTACATCGACCTTCCTGGATCAGTAGATCCATCAGCTATAGTTGTTGCGTGTGTATCAGCATTAGTTGTAATGGCTTCTGTGCCATAACTAAATGCTTCACCTATTAGCTCTAAGTTTGTATTAGTAGTAGTACCCCAAGTTCCAGCCCCGTCACCTGTTGCTAACTCGTTAAGTCTTAAGTCATTTACGTATGTGCTTGCCATTTTTATTCCTCTTGAAAATTATATATTATTTATGCAGCAACTTCATTCCAGTTAGGAGATTGTGTATCTGTTACTGTAGTATAGGATGGACTTTGATTTTCATCAACTAATCCCCAAACATTAACATCTGCGGTTCCAGCTGTCATTGCCTCTAAAGTATCTAAAGTTATAACGGCTGCTGCGTTAGGAACGATAGAACCAACAGCTGATGGCATGTTAAAACCAACTACTGATATATTATTGTTTGTTATTGAAGATATGCTACCTATTGCAGAAGTAGCTGCTACTCCTGTTGGGACTACGTTAGCTTCACCATCAACAAGAACTGATAATGAACCTAATGTTCCTGCTAAACCTGGTACTGATGCTATTGCTTGAGCGTTTACGCCTGCAACTGGAGCGCCAACAGTAAGCGCAGATGGAGCTGTAACATTAACGGGCAGATCGCCTTCTCCAAAGCCTAATTGACCCCAGGTGCCACGACCCCAACCGTTTAGTTGTTGAGCCATTTTACGCTATTCTTATAATCGCTGTCGCAGCTGCCTTTGCTGGAAATACTACTGTAAAATCACCTGCGGTAGAAGTTTTATCTCCACCAAAATCTATAGTTGCTACTGATTTATCGCCATTTGTGTCGTTATAGATCATACAGCCTCTTGCTGTAATTGTAGCTGTACTAAAGGTTAGGTCATTAAAGTCAGTTACAGCGGTAGTACCTGTAGCAGAAGGTGTTACGTTAGTTAACGCAGAACCACCTGAACTATAGTTAGTGCCACTTGCTTGACCAGTTGTAGTAAAAGCAGTTGTAGTAGCTCCCAAAGTTGCTGAACTTGTATACAAGGCTAACTTAAAACTGTTACCACTACTGTTAGTGAAGTTATGAGTGCCTGTCAACAATTCTGTTTTGAAGCTTGTTGTCAATGTTGATGTTATTGCCATATTAAATACCTTTAATTATTTTTGCCAAATCCTCACTACCCCCTTTAGATAAATCTTGAATTAAGGTAGCTTTATAAGATTTTAAAGCATTTTTGATATATATCAAACATACTTTATATATTAGGTCTCTATAAGCTCTGGCTTGGGCTTTAATATGCTCTTCATTATCATCTGAAATACCTACTATTTTGTCTGTAAGTTGCTCTGCCCAAAACTCAGGAGGATGGCCTCCGAACTGAGTTGTAGCTATTTCAACCATTCCTAATTGTGGCAATCCATCTGGTGTTATTTTTATTACCATTTTTTAGGTTCCACAGGTTTATCTTTCTTCATATGAGTGTCATATCTGTCCATTAAAGTTGGTTCTTTAGGCTTTTCTGACTCTTGATACTTTATAGCTTCACTACGTTTCATGCTTTTTAAATTACCTTCTTCATCTGACATAACCAGTAAAGGGTCATCTAAACGATGATATCCATATAATTTATCTTCTGCTGGAACTGCTGCATCGAGTAGGTAACTAGAAGAGGCAACCTCAACTTTCATACCTTCACTCATACATTTGCTTAACCAAAACTCAACACAAGCTCTACCAGCTTCTGCAAAGTATAAGTTTCCTTTATAACCAAAATCTACGCCAAATAACTGTATATGAGCAACTTTATTGTACAAAGCAAATGCTATTACATAGGCAACAGTATTATTAAAGTAATGGCATCCCCATTCTTCTAATACTTCATCTATTGGATATTCAACTAAACCAGGACATCTTTCGTCTAGCTCACATGTGTATATAGGCCCTTGATGTTCTTTTAATACTTTAGCCATGCTGTTAGTCTGGCCTCCAGCATCGTCTGTATCTAAAAACCTAGATGGTGGATCCATCATAAAGACTCTATCATGGTATATAACGTCAGAGACTGCGTTAATTGCCCATACTTCATCAAATTGTGCGCCATGTGATTTTGCCATGCAGTAGTCAAACCAACTCCTGCCCATGCCAACAATGGCTACATTTTTCCCTTCAAGATCCTTGATTGGATTCATACCTATCTCCTTTTGTTAAGTTAACTTACTTGCGAGCGGAGTGAGTCATATCGGTATTCATCTCGTCTACCTCTTGCCTCGGCTCGTTCTTTTATTCTTGATATTTCTTGCGAAAATCTATTCTCATAGTTTGCTAATAAATCTGGCTCACCTTTCATAAACGTATGGCCTTCAATTAAAGATGCGTATAGTAAAGCATCTCTAGCATTAACAGATAACCAAGTCCCTGATGTATCTGAAACTAAACTTGTTGGTTTATATAAATAATGTAATTCTACTGTGTAATTTGCATCTGGTACTGGAGCTAGCGTTATAGTTGAACCAGAGCTAGAAGATGTTGAATATGCTTTGTCGTAGTCTGCATAATATTTTGGCAATCCTCTTAAAGAAGTATCGTTTAAATCTGGAGTATATTCTTGCATAAAACTTGGATGTTTTTTTAACAAAAAATGATAATCGTTTGTTGTTGAATCTATAACTGCTAAAGAAAAAGTAAGAAGAAGATCATTTGGGGCTGTTAAGAATCTGTTTCCTGCTGTTACTGTACCTTGAACATTTTTACGAAAAACATCTTCTTGAACCAAGTTAAATATTCTATCTTCTGCATTTTTTACAAAATCAGCTATTGTTGAAACAAAGGTAGATTCATCGTTATTAAGATAGTTCTGAATTAATGTGCTTAGTTCTGAATAAGTCATACTGTAATTGTAACCTCTCCTAAAGAACCTGTCATTCTATATCCTGGGATTGGACTACTAATTATATTGTCGTTATTAGTTAAAATATAACCTTCTCCAACCTCTACATCATTACTTGGCCTTGGCTCATATAAGCTTTCTGGATCAGATACAACTGGTTTTGGTTGTAATTGAGGATGCTTTGTTTCAAAGCATTGCGTGCATGTTTTTAAATTATTCCATTCTTTTTTTAGATCTAATAACTTATATTCAAAACCACATCTATCACATAAGCCTTTTGCGAATCTAGCTGAAGCGTAAGCCATTAACTAATATAGGGTCTGATTCTAAATGAAGCCCTATCCTCATCTGTAGAAGAAGCTCTTTCAAATTCTTCTTCGTACATTTGTTTTAACATTCCTGATTTTTCTGGCGCCTTTTTTACTGATATGTAATAAGCTAATCCAGCTACAAAACAAGGATAAAACCTAAAAGGCATATCCATTGTATTAAGTGCAGTATCTGCATCATCCATTCTTACTATTTTATTAAAGACTAATACGTCTGTAGAGTTTTCTGGAGCAGGCCATATTTTTAAAACTGCTGCATTTTGTTTATCAAGAAAAAATTGGCTAGGTCTTCCTGTAGTTGATTTAACTGGAATATTAAGATATTCACTACGGCTAAGTCTTCTCATAGATAGATCAGTAGTTGTACTACCATCTGTTCTTCTAAGACTGCAGTCTAATATATCAATAATATTAGAGTCTAAAGTGTAGTTTAAGGTATCCTTAGTAACAGTCTGAGTCCCTTCCTGTATAGTCCATTGATTAAGTCCACGGTTTGCCCATTCAGCCAACATAAGATTAATAGATCTTTTTGCGCTTACTAAATCATAACCAGTACGTAACTCAAGACCACATCTTTCAAATGCTTCTTCTACGAATTCAGTTACATTTGGTTCAAAATCTGTACTGCTTGATGTTGTCATTATGAATATGTAGTTTTTTTACGTCTGTTATTCATTACTTTACCACAGCCTTTAGCTATAAGACCACCGCCTTTTTTCTTAGGCCATTTTTTTTGCATATCTTTATATGCTTTGTCTGATATTGTAGATTCACTTTTTGGTCTACTAGTACCTGCTTTTTTTCTAGCGTTTATGTTTGCGTACAATCCTTTATTAGCCATTATTTACTCCAATAAGTTTTAGCTTTTGTTTTTGATTTTTTAGTTAAGTCGCCATAATGAAATAGCTTTTGGCTAGTTTTGGTGTGTGATTTACCAGAGTGCAAAGATCCATCTGGCATCTTGTGCTTACCGCCATTATGAATAGAACCGTCTTTTTTGTAATGATTTACGCCTTTCATAAGTTTAACAATCCCAGTCTTTACGCGCCCAGTAGTTTGCACTACATCTGTCGCTTTTAATACCGCCACTTCTAGCGCAATAACTTTTTTTTCTGGATGCGCTGTCTTTATGCATACCCATTTTTTTATCGCCAAAAGTAATTCTTTTAACTTTAGAGCCTTCGCTACTACAGCCTTTAACATAAACTTCTTTACGTTTTACACCGTAGCCGCCATTACCTTTTGGAATGGATCTAGGCTTGTTAAGTGTTACTGTCTTACCTTGCCACTCTGCCATTTTTAAGCATAAAAAGCAGTCATAGAACCAAAAGTCCCAGTTGTATAGTTAATATACAAACCGCCATTAAATAAAATGCCGCTAT